CTTGGAAATCAGACCAGCAACCGCAGACAACGCAAATGGTAGCGCAACGACTACAGTTGCTATAGGAACTATTGTATAGCAAATCACAATGCCCGATGCTACCCAAATACTGAAGCACCAGTTACAAGTCATCAGATACCCCAACCAAGTATGTGGTGGGAACCTTTTCCAAATACCGTTTCTTAGCCACTCAAAAATGTTGTCAGTCGTGAACAATCTTGTGATACGAAAGGTCGCAAGTGACAATATAATAAAACTTAGAGGGTCAATGTAATTAGTCAGATTCAAAATGTGTCCTTTACTGAATGAAGTGTGCGATAAGGGTTCCAACTCTTGAGCCTAGAGCCACAGCCACAATTGTTGTCTTTAGAAAACGCAAGTATCTTTCCGCTGACGGTCTTAGCGTGTGCGTCTTGTTCTGGCTTGTCTGCTTTGATGAACTCTGCTAGACGCTCTTGAAAAATAATTTGAGGTCCACTAGGGGCGTCTTGAGCAACCCAAATGGTGAGACCCTGCTCATCTTCAACCAACACAACGCGGGTAATGTCGCGGTAGAAAACTCCGTCTGGATTGCCCTTAGACCTGATAGATGTAAATTCATCTGAGTAATCCGATGGGGCAACGCTCAGGTGGCAGGGGAAAACATCGTGAACTATTCGCATTTTTATTTTCCTAGTCTGCGAGCAATTGCTCTATTGGTTACGCCCGCTGCTTTGGCAATCTCGGCAATCTTTACATTTTTATTGTATAGGTCTTGGACTATCTCGTTCATCTCTTCGTTGGCTGAGCCATTTAGGGATGTCGACGCCATACCACTTCTATAGTAACGCGCTAGCGGGGCTAGGTAGCGTAAACGCTCTTGGGTATCTAAAGGAATACCTGGAGACTTAGGTCGTTTTGGTTGATACCCCTTGGGTGGTCTTGGCATAGGGGCGTCGACGAAACCGCCCCAAGGAGATGGGACTGGTTTAGGGGTCTCGTATTTAGGATTGCCTTGGGCTGTCCAGTATTGAACTGTTGAGCGATTGGCTGGTGGAGTGAACGCATTGCCTATTGCTTGAAGTGTCCAGCCCGCGTCGAAGAGTTGCTTAGCACGGTACTGTCGTTGCTTCTTACCGACGGTCCTAAGAAAATTAGCCTCGTCGTCGGGAAGAGGAACTTCACGAGCATATTCTCTGTTTTCCATAATGTATTGATTTTAGCATCTGTATTGGAAGCGATTTTTTCAAAAAATCCTGGAGCGCCCTTATGCTATAAAAACTTATTACTGACGAAGAATTTAGATACATTATCGTTTTTTGGTTTTGGTCGCTGATGCGGAAAGCGTTATATTCCGACCCTCCCGAAATTGTTTCCTAAAAAATGCCGAAAAAAATGCCGTTTTTTTGCCGTCTGAGGAGTTTTTTTAGCCGCCTTTCGACTTCTTCATGACTTTCTTAGACATATTCATACTTAGTGATGACTTATGAGCAGCCTATTGACACTTGCTTAGACTTCCTACATACATAGTGAGCCTAGGTAGCAGCCTCTAGAGACTTATCTACTAGCCGCCTAGAGGCGGCTCCAGGCATAGGTAGGTGGGTTTCTATCTACTAGACTGCCCCCCAGCCCCCGTCAACAGTCCAGTCGCCAGCCGACTAACCGATGAGTCGGCATCAAGGCTTCGGTCAGTCCCGACGCAAAGAAAGAGGGCAATCAATCAACGGGCTGTCCGCATCAGCCTTGCCGACTACTTGTAGGTATAGATGACCTCATCAAAGGCATCAAGTGGCATAGATAGTGCTTGACTAAGGCTTGTGAGGTAGTGCTATCGAATAATTCACAATCAAAGACGACGCGTAGGCAAAGAGGAGTCAATGTGAGGCGCCGGGTCACCCGTGTTGCCCGCATACCCGCAAATGGGCTTGACAAATGTTTATTTATAACATAAAATGGTGTATAGGCTATCCGCATAGCCCAACATACACTACAAATGCCTATGGACTTGACAAGAGTCATAAATAAGAGTAAGATTGTAGGTATAGACATCTTCTATTCAATAAGTAACCGCAAGGACTTGACAAAAGATAGTAGATGCTAGATAATAGAAGTATCAATCACACAAAGACGAAAGGAAGTGAGAGAGATGAATACAGTAAAGACTGACGAGCAGTTGGAGCAAGAGTTAGCAGAACTAACTCGACCCGTATACCCAGTGGTGCCTAAAGACTTATGGACTGAGACTTTGCCAAACCTATGGCAAGGCGGAACTCTAGACAAGTGGGCAGGTGAAGACTGGGCTAAGCAAACCAATGTTATTGGTAAGCACCAGATTCGCAAAAGCGACTTTGATTGCGTCTACACACTATACGCAGACGCAGAGCCAGCAGACTGGTTCGTAAAGGAACTACGCTTTGGATTCTGGGACAGCAAAATAATGACTGACCTAGACCCAGAGCAAGACCTGATGGACATTGTCAAGATGGCTCACAAGGATTGGAAGTCAGGCAAGAAAGTTCTAATTCGATGCCAAGCAGGTCTCAACCGCAGTGGCATTGTGATGGCACTTGTTCTGATTCGTGATGGCTACTCGCCAGCAGATGCCATCAGGCTAATGCGTGAGAAGCGTTCAGAAGCAGTCCTTTGTAACCAAGGCTTTGCTCGATGGCTACTCAATCTAAGCGATGAGAAACTAGCCATCTGGCGAAACTAAGATACAAAGCAACCCCCAGCCAACAGGTTGGGGGTTTTGCTTTATCTGAGTCTGAGGAATCCACTCTTTGACTCAGGGATTCGGCGATGTGCCATTGACTTAGCAGTCAACTTCCCGCCTACAAACCCAGCAGGTGGCTTGATAAGTAGAGCCGTAAGAGCGTGAACCAGTGCGTCTACTCGGTCAGGTGACTTGCCCTCACCTGGAATCCAACTAAGCATCTGTGACTCAAGGTCCGCAAGGTATCCAACATGGTGGACACGACCCTGCTCGTAAGCAAGGGTCACAGGTTCAGCACGCAGTTGCTTGCCATACTTAGAGTGAACCTCAAGCACCTTGATGGTTGGGTCAATGGCATTGATAGCGTTGCGAACCAATGCGCCACCTTGGTTTACTTCAGCAATAACAGGGCAACCCCACTTGCGTGCCATTGCTACAACTTTGTTAGCCCACACTTCAGGTGACCCCAAGACAGAAGCATCTTCCAATACCCAAGACTGACGCTTATACAAATCACGCTCACCAGTAGAGGCTACGACTACGATGCCACACTCATCGCGAGGATTCTCGGCTACTGACGGGTCAACGCCAATACAGCGAAGAGGAGTATTGAAAGGTAGAGCGTTCTCTCTATTCTTCTCAATCAACTCATCTGTCCACAACGCACCCTCGACAGCATCTAGCATCTCACCATAGAGTTCCTGCTGAGCCAAACGAGTTCCAGCATAGACACCCGTAATAGCATCTAGGTAAGCACCAGACAAGTTGCCTGAGTTGTCAAGAGTAGAACCACGAGTAATTACTACACGACCAGTATTCTTACTCTCTTCAATCAACTTGTAGAGTAGAGGCACTCTCTTTGGTGTAGTGGTAACCATAATCTGTGGGTTAGAGCCAAGACGAGTTCCAACACGCAAGTTGTCAAAGGCGGTCATACCAGCAGCATCTGGTGTCTGACGCCAAGCAGCAATCTCATCTCCCCAAGCGTGTGTGAACTGAGGCCCACGCAAGGAGTCAGGCTCATCGGCAGTGAAGCAAGTGGCAGTGTTTCCATTAGGCCAAGTAAGACGACGCTTAGATGGCTCATACAAAGGTCTCTCACTCGGTGGAGACACATTCATAATGCCAGACTCACCCTCAACGATGACATCTCGCACATCGGCAGCAGTTCTAGCAACCAAGGCAAAGCGTCTCTGACCAGTAGTTGTGTATTTGGCTTGCTCGCGCACCCACTCGGCAGCAGCACGGGTCTTACCAGCACCACGACCACCAAGGTAAAGCCATACAGCCCAATCACCCTCAGGTGTTTGTTGCTCGGGTCTTCCCCACACACTCCAGTCCCAGAGGAGCGTCTCCGCATCCATACCAGCAAGTGCTAGAGCACGCTCGTCTTCAGGTAACTGAGCGAGGATTTCCATAAGGGATTTAGCCATGCTTTTATTGTATCGCACGGAAAAACTGGCAACCCAGGCAAACTACTCGATGTCATCCTCATCTTCAGGCTCGTAAGCCATGCTGTCTGGCTCTTGCAAGAACAACTCGATTGTAGTGACAGTCATGTCGGTGATGAGGGCAATCAATGCCTCAACCTTTGCCTCGACTTGGCGTAGATAGTGAGGCGGAACAGTCCCAGGCTCAATAGTTTGTAGTTGATTCCAGTAAGCCAGCAGTCCTTTATTCAATAAGGCTGTAGCCATTTCATAATGAACTGAGTGAGTCATAGCCTCATCAGTTACTTTGCTTTTGTAATCTTCATAGATTTTCTGTGTCAATTTGTCCATACCTATACATTACGACGAGGGGGTGACATTTATTAAAGAAGAAACCCCCCGATTACTCAGGGGGTCTCAACTAACGAACTCTGTTCTTTGGGTTGATTGGCTGATACACCTTACTTGAACCATTCTCAGACAACTTGTATCCGTAACGAGCCAGTCTGAAGCGCAGTGCTGAGTGGGTAACGCCTAGGCGCTTAGCCAATCGGTATAGAGTGACACCATCTACCTCGTGGAGTTTGGCAATGAGGGCTGTGTATTCTTCTGCCTCTGCTCGGAAACGGGTTGCGTTTGAACGAACCTGCTTAGCCATAGGCTGTAGTTCAAGTAGACGAGCCAATGACTCAGGGTCTGGCTCAACGAACTCGCGCTTTGACTTGGCATCGTGGACTGGTGGCTGTGGAATTGTGAACTCGGTAGTGCTCAACTCATCCATCGGCATCTCGCAAATCTGTCTCACGCGCTCGCGGGTGAGGTCAATTGAACGAGCAACACTACTCTGAGTCCAACCCGCATTGTATAGTTTACGAATCAGGTTGTCTCGGTCAGTAGAATTGCTGATTGCGCTGAACAACTGAACAACATCAGTCGGTAGGGACTGGTTTGCTTTCTTAATCTTATTCATTTCTGTCTTTCATCTTTCTTTTGGACCCAACTTGGGTCATTGTCCTAATAAAAACCTTATCCCGCTTGGCAAAACAAAGCAAGTGGTGTTTGCTAACGGGAGAATCGTCATTTTTTGGTGAAAATCTAAGTTTTACACTGAAAAAGTGGCAGCCCAGGCAAAATTACTCCCTCAGGGACAAAATCGCGAGAGTTACGGCTGATAATCCAGCACCAACGATGAGTCCAATGTTATTTGGGACCAAAAACGCACTTAAAACGGCGATAATCACTAAAACAACGGCAAATACTGATGTCCAGACGATGTCTCGAACTCTAATCAACCAACTTGGCATCTATTTTTCCTCTTTTTCTTCTTTTTTAGGTGTAACTACACCCAAAAGTGGTCTAACTTCGTCATTTTCAATGTCTTCATAGCGTTCATCCCAGTCTGACTTCTTATCAACCATGACCGCAAGCCAAATAATGACTGGCAGGAACACTAATACGAGCACTAACTCCCAAAATCCCATGATGGGACTCCTCTTCTACCTGGGTTACCAGATTTTCTATGTAAAAAGAGATGCGCGGGAGACTTTCGGTCCCCCACGCATCGCAATCTTATCAGTTACTCAGATTTCTGAGTCTGCTGATAGATGTCTTTGACGACATTAGCCCAAACTCTCGGTGTATGAGTGTATGGTTGATAGCCACCAGCACCACCAATGAGCACGCGCCCATTGGAATACTTATTGGCTAGGTCCGCAATAATACCAGCGGCATAGTGATAGCCATCATAGGTATACTTCAGACCCCAGTGCTCACCCTCGTGCCCATCTGCGCCAGTGGCAAGCAGAATCACATCAGGTTCGTAGGTCGCTACTATCTCGGCGATTCGGTCAATAGCCCATTTGAAAGCCACATCTCCCTCGCCCTGAGTCAGACACCAGTTATACCAGTGCTTGTCCTCATTGAAGTATTCGTAGTTGCCATACTCTCCAGCCCCGCGAATCCAAGTGTCTGAGTGGGTTGGATAGATTCCGTGTCCGTGGATACTAAAGGTTGGAATGTCAGTCTCCGCAAGCAGATTCTGAACGCCATCACCAGCATTTACATCCCAGTCAATGTATACAACCTTGAGTCCGTTCTTAACAAACTCTTTGGCAGCCCAAGCGTGGTCATTGAATACGCAGAAGCCCTCGGAGTGGTCATACTGAGCGTGGTGCTTTGCCCCTTGAGGGTTGAAGCCCACCTGAGTTTCACCAGCAATCATCTTCTCGACTAGGCGAGCAGTGCCAGCAAACATCTCGGCAGCAGTCTGCCCCATCTCAGGTCTTGCGCCATCCCAGTCCCAAGACTGCCCGCTGTCAATAACCTCAGATACATAGGCTTTGTCGTGAACAGATTCAATCTTCTCTCGGTCTCCATCTAGGAATTCGGGAGCAATGATTTCCACACTGTCCGCACCAAGTTCTTCAACCAAGTAGTCGGTAGCAATCTTCGCACGGATAGGTTTCGTAGGGTGCGAGCCATCTCCTGAACCAAGTTTCCAGTTCAGGTAGTTGTCGCCATAAGCGACGGTTAGTTTCTTAGACATATTTGTCCTTTCGTCGTTTGTCATACCTCAATGTTACCAATTCGTTACCAATAAGTCAAGTTAATATTTACTAATCCGCAATGAAAAAGTGGCAGCCCAGGTATCACAGCAAGTCATCCTCATCGAGTCCGTAATCCAGCCATGCCTCACTCTTCCCGAAAAACTTAGTAGCAAACCAGCCAACAACTGAAATCAAAACTGTCCACAAGAATACTATGAGCACGACACCAATCAGTGTCCACAAAATCCAATCCATAATTCACCTCTATTCGCTTGACATCTAAACCATAACAGAAAACCCCCCAAGCCACTAGAGCCTGAGGGGTTGTAATCTGTCGGCGTATTATGCCTCTGGTTGAGACACCAAAACCTCAATGTGCTTTGCGCCTCTGGTCTCAAACTTGGTGAGCAGTTCGCTAGTTGAGATGAGCCAACTGTTGATTAGAAACTGGTCAACACCTGAATGAGATGAGTCGTGGTTCTCTTGGAGTTTGGTTCGTGCGAATTCAATTAGCGACTTAGAAAATTCAATTTCTTCATCGGTAAATCCAATTAGAGTTTCTGCCATTTGTTTTTGTCCTTTCGGGGTTCTGGCTTATTGCCATTACTAAAATACTACGGGATACTAATTACTTTGTCAAGTCAATCTTCGGCGTGTCTAATAATTATTTTCAATGTAGTCAATGAGGTCTTCATACTCAGCGTCTGTCGCAATCAACTGGAGTAGCCCCTCATCGTAGGCAATTACTGTGTAGTCAGTATCCGTATCAACCGCGAGCGCTTTTAAGAGTTCAGCAACTGACGCAAGTAATTCCCTAGTGTCTTTGTTCTTGCGATGCTTTCGGTAAACAACTAAAGCAACTAGACCAAGCATTACTTATCCAACCTAACTTTTAATTCTTGATACTTAACTACTAGGTAGTCATAGGCGTAACCAATTCCGTTTTTGAGGTAGTTCTTGCGATAACGCTTATTGGCTCTATGGCTAGGATAGTTGCTCTTGTCATACATCTTCAGTGAGACCCACTGGATAGCGTGACCAGTCGAGAACAACAGCCCACTTAGTCGGCGTAGTTGTCGGTAAAGGAATCTGTATACTGCTGTCATTTTGTCTCTCCAATCGGTTGAGGTCTATAGTTTCATAGCATACTCTGGGTCGTAAAGTTCTCCGCCCATGTATTGCTTAATCTTTTCGTAAACCTCAATGTAAAGCAACAAGTATTCGTTGCTATAGTTCTTAGCGTTGTCGCCACTTTGGGTTCTCTCAAAATACTCAAAGGCAAAGAACAAGTTCATCAACCTACTGAGGGAGAAACCCTCTGCCTCAATGTAATCGCTAGGTTCGATGTCACCATCGGCAGTCTGCTCTAGAAACTTCTTGCCCTCTGTTTCAATGAGGGTGTGTAGTTCCTGTTCAGACATCTTGGTAAAGAGTCTTTCCTCTGCCTCAGAGGTCGGCGTAGGGTTGGTGGGTTCTTCAGCCATCGTGTTCCTATCGGGGAATTGGTTTAGTCCCATTATAGCCCAAAGCGACTATCTGTATTCTGGGTGATTTGCTACCCACTTCTCGTGTTCACGCTTGTTCCTCTTAATAGTGGAGTCAACTTTTGCCTGAACCAAAGCACGCTGTTCCTCAACCGAAGTGCCTCGCTTGTGAGCCAAAGCAATCAAGATAGTTTCGACAGTATCATTTCCACGAGCAATCTCCTCAGGTGAGCGGTGTAGGCTCTGGATACCAACGAGCAGGTTGACCGCAGTTGACTGAGCAGTTCTTTCTGCTTTGATTTCACTCTTGTATTTGGAGAAAGCATACTCGTAAACCTTTAGAGGAGTGCCATCTGGATTCCAGATTCCAGTCTTCTGACGCTTTGCCTCAATCTCAGCCTTACGAGCCTGACGGATTCGGCGAGCCTCAACTACCTCAGGGTCTTCCAGCCCACACTCGCGTAGGAAATAAGAAGATGGTGCGTGAGCGTAGCAAACAGTGCAAGCCTTTTCACCAGCAAGGTAAGCAATCTCAAGTTCGTCGCGACCTGACATCTCGGTAAGCCAAACATACTGAGTGGTGTCAAAGCAAGTTACGCACTCACGGCTCTTGTGAATGTGACCATTGCTGTTGCGAACAAGGAAAGCGCGAGACCAGCCAGTGTAGAAAGACTTTAGGGTAGCCAACTTTTCCTTGAGTTCCGCGAGCGCAGTCTCAGTCTTAGTTAGTTCAATCTCTTTCGCCTCTACCTCTTTCATCAACCAAGAGTGCTTCTGGTTGTAAGCAATGCTTGAGCGAAGACGCGCGATGGCGAAGTTCTTTTCTTCAATAGCCTTTAGAGTTTCTGCTATCTCGGTATCGATAATTACTGGGGTTGTCATTGTGTCCTTTCGGTTCATAAGTCAAAGTTACATCATACAGATGACATTTGTCAAGTCTATTTGAATTCTTTTTTGCCAGGCGGCTGGAATGTCCATGCACCCGCATCGAGAAGACTTGACGCAAGCATCAAATTTATTAGTTTCCTCGGCGAGTCTTTCGGAAACGCACGCCTCGGTTATTCCAAAGTTCTACAATCCCAGCAATCCCACCAACAATCAGTAGCATTGCCCCAGTTAGAGCAAAGAGTTGAGTAGCGGTAAGCACAATCAGCCCAGCCTTGACTGCAATAGCAGCCCCGATGCAAGCCAGTCCTTGACTAGCACATACAATCATTGTTTTCATCAGAGTCCTTTCGTTTTTATCTGATACCCCAAGCATAATCAAACCTAACTACATTGTCAAGTAGAAAACATTCCGCGTCGAGGAGCATGGATAAACCCGCCGCCTAGCCGCGAGGCAAATGAAAAACCCCGCCATTTCTGACGGGGTTTCTCGAATAAAGTCTTATGGGGTTTCGATGAACCTAACATAAGTGACTTCGGAGTAGTTTCCAGCGAACTTCTCGATGGATGCTACTTCTGTTCTAGTTCCGGGAATAGCCGAGTCAATCATCTTGCCATTTCCGACATAGATTCCGACATGGTATGCCCACCAGTTCTTATGCCCGTATGAGAAAACAACCAAGTCCCCAAGTTTCGGGTCTTTGACTACTTCACCATCTTTGTCGTGCTTTTGTAGACTGGCTCGATGCTCTAGGGTTACCCCCAGTTGGTCGTAAAACCACATCGTGAATCCAGAACAGTCCCAACCACTCGGTGTGTTGCCAGAGAAGACATACCAGACTTTTCCAACATACTTCTTCCGCACCTTTTCGATTAGGTTCTCTATTCTGTTTTGATTTCTATTTAGTTGTTCTTGCCGAAGAACTAGCCTCTCTAAGAGAGTTGTCTCTTTTGGCTCTTGTCCTAAAAGAATCTCAAATACTGATTGTTCTTTTTCGGCGAAGACATCGAGCAGACCATCTGCCTCGTTGTCAACTTTTGGTTTCGATGGCGGTAAAAGCGTTGCTGTTTGAGCAACGAATGTTTCTCCATCTTTTGCCAACTGACTTGCGTATGCTGATGAACTAGAACAGCCCACCAATACAACACTTGTCGTGATTGCTAGCAACCATTTCATTAGGCGACCTACCTTTCCAGAACCTTTCGGTTCTTATCTTTTCTTGGTCGTTGTTTGTCTTGGTTCTCCCAATACCTATTTAGTTGTCCTACTATTTTACCCCAACCTACTTGGTCGGTGTATGGAAATGAGCCAGTTTAGACACTTGACTCAGGTGTTTCCCTGTAAATAGGGGTGGTTTTAGCAGATACGGAATCCGCCAGAGTGTTCCAAGAACTCGGCAAACTCTTTGATGTCGTCAAGGTCAAGCGAGTAGTTGGTGTCCCAGTGGTCGGTCTTGCCCTCACCTGAACAGCCATTACACCAGCCCTTTGTGCGACCAGTCAATGATGCCATCTCAGGTTCAAGTTCACGCTCTGGCTGACCAGTCTGAACTCCAACTTCATCGGCACGAATACCAGTTCCAGCACAGAACTTACAAGTAGGTCGTGCTAGGTTGGCTAGTTTCTCGTTACGCTCGGCGATGTATTCCTCGGCACTACCATTGGCAATAGCGAGTTTCATCTCTTCGGCTAAACGGAAACTGTCCTTAGCGTTCAGACCATAGCCTGAGTTGCTGTGCCCATCTTTGACCTTGCCAGCCACCTCAAAGGTGTCTAGGCAGTAGTCCCAGAGTGGTCGCCAACCCCAGACATTACGGCGAAAGTATTCGCCAGTCTGAGTAGTTGCGTTCTTACCATAAACATCCATTCCCATAGTGGGGGTCTCCAATCGTTCGGTTTATTGAATGTGAGTTCAGTCTAAAGAGTACCTCTGACATTTTATTTTGTCAAGTACATTACAAAAGATTCTTATTGAATCTTTGCCCCACCGCAGTTCTTCAAGAACTCGGCGAACTCTTGCAAATCAACAAGTTCTAAATAGTAAGCACTTTCGGTGGTCTTGTGAGTGCCTTTACCAAAGCAACCATTGCACCAACCAATCTGTCTTCTGTATTGTTGAGCGAGCCTTGGGTCTAGAACCATGTGGGTCATACCTTTTTCCATTCCCACTTCATCGGTTCTGACGCCAGTTCCATCACAGATTTCACATTTGACTTCTTCTAAGTTAGCCTGGTGCTTCTCGAATCCATCGGTGTATGCTTCCGCAACCCCATTTGTGATGTCGGCAAACAAAGCATTGGCAATCTTCTCTGCTTGGAGTTCAGTTAGTCGGTTTTTCTCAAAAAACTTTTCAAACTTAGGGTGCTTCTCTGAGATGTAATCAATCAGAGGCTTCCAGCCCCACACATTTCTACCAAACTCTTCGCCAACAGGGTGCTTCGGCTTCAGTCCATGAACAGTTGTGCCCATCGGAGTTCCTTTCGTCTTTCGTATTACTTACTAATAACTTTTGTTGTATACCCAATCTTATTGAGCACATCTTCGGTATCAACATAATAAATCTTGCTGATGACATTTTCCCACTGCACATCTTCCCCATCCCAGTCGGAACAAAAGAAAACTGCTGTTTCCTCATAGTTCGGCGTTATTACTGAGGAAACCAGCACAACTTTGCTGTCGTATTGCCCGCCTTGTAACAAATAGAGGAAAGAAATCCTATTTTCCTCTGCATTGATGAGTTTTAGAGGAGTCGCGGGACTGAACTGAGTCATGAATACAAGATAGCACGGCACGCGGCGGAATGGAAAAACCTCCCACCCAGGGCCCAGGAGAAGCATAAAAAGATTCCCGCCCCTCGCGAAGAGGAACGGGATTCTTTTTTCGGTGTCTAACTCTGCTTGCCCTTGCCCGCAGGGTGTCTTCCGACACTTGCGTCTAGTTCGGCGTCGCAGTCGGAGCAGAGCATGAATCTGATGTTCTCTTCCGCATCGTAGTTTAGGTCTTCGGTGGGAAAATCATCAAGGCACTTGGGGCAAGTGCTCATGGGGCTATTGAATAGGTCTTCGTTAGTCATCTTAGTTCTCCTCTTTCTTAGGGTCTGGTGCGATTAGGGTCTCCAACTTTACAATGCCCGCAATGGCGTTGTTGAAGTCTTCCCAAGTTTCGAAGGTTAGAGTAATCATTTTGTCCTTTCGTAGATAGTTCAACTATACATCACTCGTCAGACATTTTGGTATTTAGTTCGGCGTGTCCTCGGAATCTTTTTTATGAGGCACGGCATCGAACACTTGTTCGATAGCAAAACGCAATTTGCGATGCACCTCGGCAAAAAGCCAGGCGGCAGGATTTTCCATTCCCCTCGATGCGCCTCGGCAAAAAAATAAGCCCGCATCGGAAGACGCGGGACTCATTTCTTATTATTATACGACAAAATGATTGTCGGCGTTCACTCGGACAACCGAATACCCATACTTAGACAGAGTTCGCATCATTACATCTCCACCAACGGGATTGCTGGTGTGGACATAAACAGTTAGTGCCCGCACGGGATTCTCCCAAACGCTTCTTTCGCACAAGTAATCAATAACGGGATTGATTGTGTCTTCGCCTCCAAGGTCATGGTCTAACCAGATGGAAGTAAAAACAATGTCTTTTTGCAGTTCGGCGAGCGCTTCCTCACTATTTCTACAAATAATAAGGTTCTTCGGTGCTTTTACAAAGTTCCGCAGGTCGTCAATAAGTAAGTTAGTCATTATTTTTCCTCTCGAAGCCCAACTATAACATAAAAAGTTCCAGGCGCAAATAAAAATGCACAACGCGGCGCATGGAAAATCCTCCTGCCCAGGCAAGACTCGAAGATAAAAAAATCCCGCGTCAGTTACGACGCGGAATCTTTTTAGTTCGGTGCTACTTCTTGTAGTAGAAAACTCCGATAACCGAGCCAATCATTCCAGCCATAAAGACTGCGAACAAAGCCCAGAGAGAATTGGTGTCCCCACCAAATACGATGGCGTTACCCAATCTGCTCCCAACTCGTAAGTCGGCAACGAAACACATAAGTCCGAGTAGAGCGAAGATAACTCTCATTACTTCACCCACTCCAAGATAACCTGCTCGTCTTCCTTTGATAGCGGAAGAGTTTCGCCCTCGTCGTCTGAACCACCTGTGAACACAACCTTACCCATAATGGCATCGGTGTATCCAAAGACCTTAGTCCAGATACGAGTTGCTGCGTAGTTGAGCGGAAGACCAATTAGTTTGCCCTCTTCGTTACACCACATAGTGATAGTCGGTGATAGTTCCACCATCTGAACCCAACCACCAACTTCTCGTTGTAGGTTTTCTAGTTCCTTGCCATTCTCGGCAATGTCAATTGCCCGAACCTGAACATCAACCCAAGTAGTCTTGTCGTCTTCCTTGAGTTCGCTCGCGATAGTCAAAGCGTTCTTTGTCATTTTTACTCCTTGTAGTGTTGTCTTCACTACATTATCAATCTTACTCCCGCGTCTGACATTTTGTCAAGCAAATCGGCATAAGTTTTTGTCGTTACCATTTCGTTATCTTCCTGATTAGCACTCTCCCACTTCGAGTGCTAATCACGGCGTTCTTATGCTTTTCCGAAATCCTATTCATAAACTCCAGGGCCCTGGCTTCTAAAATAACAGGCGGCTTGTTTTTCCATCCACCCGCGTCGAGAAAAAAAAAACAAAAAAGAAATCCCGCGATTTCTCACGGGATTATTTTTCCTTTCGTCAGGTCTGATTACCAGATTTCACCTAACTCGTCGTGTGGGTGAGTTGTCGGTGAACCACAGACTAGGCACGCTTGGTCTGCTGGGTCTGCTGGCGAGTTGATTTCGCAAGGCTCGCACCAACCCCACTTGACCTCTGGGTGTTCGGCAAGGATGAATGCGAAGACGGCATCTTGACCACGCTCGGTGTAAATGCGCTCGCAGGTTTCAGATAAGTTGTTTGGTTTTGTCATTAGGTTTTCTCTACTTTTACTTCTAGTGAGTTGAATAACTCGGTGTTAGTTGCATTGATGATGTCGGTGAACGCTAGGTTCTTTACGAATCGGATTAGGGTCTCTTCGTCGGCGATGTCTTCAAACATCTCGGCGTGTTCCCCCTCTGGGTAAAACTCAAAGGTGAGTCCTACTTTAATTACTTTTGGCATAATCGGTGTTCTCCCTAACCTAGTAGTTCCACTACGAGTTCCATTACCTCTTCAAGTGAACGCCCTTCAAGGTCTTCGCTTAGGTAGTCGGAGTAGTCGTAGTATGCGTGTGGCTGACGATTGAATAGTTCAAGCGTGTTGCTTTTACCATCCCAAGTTACCAAGTCGCCCTCGGAGTTACTTCCCACGATTGCGCCATAGTAGGTTACGATTTCGCTCGGCGACAGGCGAGTTGTCGGAACTCCGCCCTCTACCTTTTGCCCTGAGTCGTTGATTTTCATTTTGTCCCCTTTCGTAAAGACATCTTTATTATCGGTGTTGCCACAGACATTTATTTAGTTGTCACGCACTCTGGCTGGAATCTGCCAACGCGAACATTCGGCGATTTGCCGGGAACCATTGTCAAGATGTGCCACCACTTGTCGTAACTAGCACGGCGTTCCCCGAACTCTTCGGGGTAGTAAGAGCGAGTAATCTTTTCGCCACACTCGGCGCAGACTGACCATAGGTTACTCCATTGGTCGTCAGTAACTTCTGTCGGTGTGTGCTTGACTGCTGGTTCTTTCATCTTTGGTTTCTCCTTTCAAGAGATACTCTTATAGTAAATCATACCTACGACATCTTGTCAAGTTTATTTCCGAATAAGTTTTGCCATTTCCCAAATGACATTTTCTGGAACAGGATTTTCCCGCAACGCATTTCGGCGAACGCACTCTTCAATCGGAACATCTAAGAAAGAGTTGTCCAACTCAAACTCGGCGTCACAATCTTCGGCGATACGCTGTAAAGATTTAAAAGTCTTCGGCGAAAGATTTGTGTTGTCCACAATCACCAACTCATAACCAAGTCGGAACGAGTTGCGAATAATCTCGGCGCGAACCTTTCCTAAAAGTTGTGAAGAGTTTGAACTCGGCGCGAACGAACTTCCGAACATCATTGCGCTCAACTCGTCGTTGTTCACTCTCAATGCTGTCCCTGCTTCCGCGAGCGCGAGCAACTCGCGAGCGTAAGTTGATTTGCCCGAAGCAGGTAGTCCTTGAAGCACAAGTAGTTTTTTCATAAAACTAATCATACTGAACTGAACTAAAATGTCAAGAGGAATAGCAGCATTATAAGAATGGAAAAACCAGCAGCCTGGTTATTTCCCGCAGTTCTGCTTCTCGAACATTTGTTCGCCTCGACGCGAAGATGGAAGTTTTTATCATAAAAACTTGACAAATCAAAAAGTTCCTGTTACCTGGATAAGTTATTACTTACAACTCAGTCTTCCTCTGCCGCCAGGTCCTCCCTTTTTCCATTCAGTTTCCTCGAACATTTGTTCGAGAGGCTTCGCGAAAACTGCTAGACGCGAAGATTTTTTGCTGAGGTGCATAAATCCATCATTTCTTATGCTTTTTTGCCAGGGCCTTGGGTAAATCTTTATCCTCAGAAGCAAAAAACTTGACAAATAAAGAAATGCCTGTTACCTGGGAAAACTAAATAAAAGATGGCAGCATAATGCGAATGGAAAAACCTCCAACCTGGTTCTATCTTCCTTATTTTTTTTATTTTTTATGTTTATGCTCATCATAAAAAAGTATGTTTTGTCAAGTTTTACTCACCTCAGCCTGTCTTTTGCAGTTCCTCGCCCAATGAGGCTCTGCATAGCCCATCTAGAAGCAAGGTTTTATGTTATAAATCCCTCGACTCGCATCATTTTTCTCCTCGACGCGAAGTTTTCCTCGACGCATCATTTTTCGATTATTTCGATTATTTCCTAGGTTTTATGATTTTCCATTCGCCTGGCGTCCTGGAAAATTAAAACTTTCTATTTCTGCATCTTGTTTTGTATTTGTCAAGTGATTTCTCCTCAGTTTCGCTTATTTCCAGCCTTTTATGCTTTTGATGAGCCTTCTTATGCTTTTCACGCGTCATCTGCATTTGCTTCCATCTGTCCCATCTGCGCTTTTTTGATTAAAAAGGCTTACCGTTGGCTTTTTTCACGCCTACATACATACCACTCAAAAAACGCTCACCGTTAATACTTATTACGCTTGCCGTTAGTCAAAACAGGCGCGAGCCGTTAGAGCGAGCCGTTACACCTGAAAAGAGCGAGCCGTTAGCACTTGCCGTCAAGCACTAGCCGTTACCCGTCAAAGACCAGCCGTTAGCCCAAGCCGAGCCGTTACCCAAGCCAGCCGTTAGCGCAGACCGTATCGGCGTTCAAGGGTGAGCCGTCGCGGGTAAAGGAAAACCCCCGCCGTTATCCAGCGGGGGTGAATCCGTTTGCCGTTAGTCGTCTATGTCCGCACCGCAAGCCGAGCAGGTCGCGAAGTAGTGACCCTCGCCCTCGTTTGCGGAGTCACCGCACTCATCGCACCACAGCCATAGGTAGTCCGCGTCACAGCAGACACTCTGAGCGGTATCCGTAGCCATTAGACACGCCCCGAACATACAGGGCCGATTCCGTCGGCGACGGAGCGAGGGTCGGTGAGGAACTTCGCGCAGACACAGCAGAATCCGTATTCCACGCCAAAGGCTTTTGCCTCTTCGACGGTCATACGCATCTCGGCGGTGAGGTGGCGCATTGCCCCAGCCTCAAAGATGAACTTGCGTTCGGCGACATCTAGGTGCTTGGCGTAGAGGCGCCCGGTTTCGCGAGACGCCTGAACCTTGTAAATGATTCCAGCGTTGTCGCGATACATACCTTCTTCCACAGGGAAGTCGGCGCGGACACCAGCGACACGCTTAGGCGCGTTGATGAGAGTTCCAATGAACTCTGAGGCTTGCTTTGAAGAAAGCCCAGCGAACTCTACGACCAGCGTGTTCTCACGCTCAGCAAGTAGAGATTGTAGGAACGAGACTTGGCGCTCGCTCGCAGGGGTGATGTTGGTCATTTGTATCATCTCCTAAGGTAAAACTTCCAACAGTATTGAGTATAGCGTATCGCTAGGACATTTTGTCAAGTTACTTGGCAAAGTCCATAGAGACATCTTGAATCTGGAACTTGTCCCAGAAGTTCTTACCAAACTTAAGTTCAGCAAGAATGTCTGCCATCTCAAAAACAGTGATGACATTTTCTTCGGCGTGGCAGGAAATCTCCAATGGTGTCTCAACTTCGACATCCACAGTTCTGAGTTTTCCCGCGTAGGTGATAATTAATTTATTCATACCCTGATAGTAACAACACCCCCTGACATTTTGTCAAGGGGTGTCGCACATTTATTTTTAGTCAGCGTCAATCCAACGCCAGATGGTTGGTAGGAATAGCCAGACCACAAGCCAAGCAAAACTCAGCGCAGGGAAGTTAGCCACAGCATCACGCCACGAACCAACAGGGCCAGTGCCTAGCATTACCAATAGCGCGTAAAGGACAAAGTATCCCGCGAGCGCAAAAGGTAGCGTCAGCAAGCCAGCAAAGAATCTACGAACTACAAACTTCATCTCAATCTCCAATCGAAATCGTGAGTCAATCAACTCACAACACAAAGGTATCAAACCACAATCTTTTGTCAAGCATTTCGCAAAAGTTTTTTTTTTAGAAATCCCGCGAGCGCCAGGTCCCCTGTTTTTCCATTCACTCGACGCGCAGCGAGGCGCATGGAAAAAGTGGCGGCGTGCTTCCGGGAAGCGCATAAAAAAATGCACCTCTCAGGAGAGGCGCATCTTTTTTTTTGATTAGTTAGCGAGCGCGTATTGTGTTTCGTGCGTTGCGTCACATTCTGGGCAAGTCCACGAAACTAAATCTTCGTCTCCAACTCGCTCAGTGTAAATGTTTGACTCAGGCACGATTCCATCAAAGTGGTCGCCACAAGTTCCTAGTAGGTTCACTTGGTATCCTTTGTAGTTTTGGTTAGGTGAGCAGTTTGGGGACTTACTCAGGTCACAGGTTCTGCTAGTCGCAGAAAGGCACGAGTTGAGCCTTGATGTGAAGGTCGCTGTCCTTGTTGTAATCCTCAACAAAAGCAACAGACTCTTCAAAAGTGCTGAACGAAAGAATCTTGCGTGAAAGCAAAATGCTGTCGTAAATGGCGACATCAAAAGTCATCTTTATCACCTCTCTTTCCGCTCCCCCTGGGAACTACTTACAGTCTATGCGCTGCTATGGACATTTTAGTCAAACACGATACATTTTGCTGTTTGCTCTGAGCGAACAAGATTTGCCCCCTCGCCAGATGACCCGGAAAAACATAAGACCTTCTCGAAGAAAAAATCGAAGCAAAGCGAAGCATGAGTTTTTTTTGAAATCTAAAAAACTTTCCTCACAAAAATCTAAAAAAGTCAGGTCATCCCTTTTTCCATTCGCTCGAAGATGCGAAAAAATAAAACCTTACGACGCGTTTTTCCTCTGCATCTCAGTTCTTTGCTTTTTTTTTCAGTTCTTCTGCTTTTTCTAGCATCTTTTCTCCTCAGCGTCTTTCCTGAATGGAAAATCCACACACCCAGGTGCATCTATCGCATTTCTTATGCTTTTCAGCATTCTCCTCTGCATCTGGAATGTTCCCTCTGCATCTGAGGCAAAAACACGACCCGTCAAGTTCTCCACACTGCACATACATAAAACACGACCCGTCACTCTTCTCAACACCTACCCGTTAAGGTTCACGCATTATTGCTTAGGGCTAGCCGTCACACGCAATGGGGGCTTGCCGATTGCGCTTGCCGTCTTATCCGTTAGGGGCTAGCCGTTAAAGGAGAAACCCCCTAACAGATTGGGGGAATCTGCTAGGGGGCGAGCCGTCGGGAGTTCGTTAGGGGGAACGGAGATGTCCCGACGGGGTTTTGGGGGCGAGCCGTATCGGTTACTGGGGGGAGGTCTCGATACGACCCGCCGTGCTGGTCTCCACGGGCTACCGTGGTGGTTACTTGTTATCACTCATAACCAGCAGGTGACGGGGGCGGTGCGTTTGGGGACACCGCGCCCGTCAGGTCTTGTTAGGAAAGAGCCTTGATGTAGTCGTAAGACGAGTCTTTCATAATCGCCTCGTAGACTGCTGGATACTGCTCTTTGAGCATCTGGCGGTCTGGGTCTTGCTTAGACACAGCCAGAATCTTGAAGACGATTTCGCCACCCATAGTGGCTAGTTCGGCGTCTCCTAGTTTTGCTCGGAGAATGACCTCTGCCTTAGCCTTAGCCTCGTCAGCGTCTTTCTTTGCTTGTAGAGACTCTTTGAAAATACGAAGAGCCTCGCGGACTTCGGCGTCGAATCCAAGTTCGATTGTCTTGCCTTTTACAGTGGGGGTCAGCGCTTTTGCCAATGACCTCAACTCCTTATGTCGTTTTGTCGTTCATCAAATCTTTTGACCTGATACTTACTACATTAGGCTATCCCTCTGACATTTGTCAAGTTTATTAGATAACAACTTGATAACGCCTCTTGATGCCTAAATCTTGCTTTCGCTTGATACATAAATAGTAACACGATACACAGACATTTTATGCGTGTTTCGCAAACTATTTTGTTCGCTGTCAGAGAACTAAAAGTTCTCGTTCACCCAAGCCAAAAGTTCGGCGTAGGGTGTGTTGTTTTTTATTAGGTTGAATAGTTCCTGACTCTCAGCGAGCAAGTTCACATCAACAGTAGATTCGTTGGACAACATCAGTAATGTATTCATCATCTCTCCTATGATTTACCAGGTAAGGACTTTTTCCATTGTGTCGAGTTCGACATCTCGTGTGATGTAATCAAACTCCTCGGAGTCGCGCAGTTTGCGTGATGCCTCGTCAATAATCTTATAGAGGGGGAGTGACAATCCCTGAACGACACATTCCAAAACTAACGAGGAAGCATCTTTTGTTCCTCGCTCAACTTCGGAAAGGTAGCCCAATGAAATGTGTGACTTAGCGCTTAGGTCACGCAGGGTCATACCTTTTTCCATTCGCGCTGTGCGAATCGACTCTCCAATAGCAGTTGCTAGATTCATTTGTCTTTTTGTCTCTTTCGTTTTGGCAGATTAGTCTGCTTGTTCAGTTTCTTTTGACTCTTCTTCTTCTGACTTGTCATTAGGGTCAAAGCCAGCAACAACCTTGCCATCTTTGTCGAGGATAGAAACCTCGCCAGCAATGAACTCGGGAGTCGGAAGAACTGGGTATTCTGCTTTGTATTCGTCGGCGATTGGGTCGTTCAGAATGTATTTCAGAACGCACGCAGTCGCTTGACGCTGTGCTACAAACTCGTCGAGGTCTTCAATCTCGAATCGCACTTGGGCGACAACTGTGAACTTTTCCATTTGGAAACCTTCTTTCTTTTCTAAATCATTTTACACCACTTCGGAAAGTGGAGTTTCGGTAGCAAGTAGCCACCTACCCTCTATTGTAGGGCAGGTGGCTCTCGCTTGTCAAGGGTTAGTTTTTGAGTTGCTCCTGAGTGAGTGAACACTCGTCGCAACGATTCTCAAACTCAGGGTTGAACTCGTGTTCTCCCTTTGCGAAGTGGTCTGAGAGCGAGGGGCGACTATTGTCTGTCGCGCTCTCAATCTCTTCCCACATTGCGTCAGTCCAGTCGGAAATGTCGTGGACTTCTAATCCACTAGCGTCTCCATACGAACCATCAGATGCGAAATAGAACTTAGACATAACTTCCTCTCTTAGTAACTCGCGTGAGTAATGTTCGAGCCAAGAGTCTTGGCTTTGTCGTAGATGTCGTCAAGGTTGATTGAGACTGCCTCGCCCTTGTTGTTGTAGGCAACAGCCCAGCCATTGACATAGCGAATCTTCTCTGAGCCAGCGCCCATTACGATTGCTACTTCGTCGTCTGCTAGGTGACGCTTGAAGAACTCTTCCCAGTCGATTTCGATTTCGTCTTCGTTCTCGTCGCGTAGCCATACAGGGAATCCATACTCCTGAGAGCCTAAGATTCCAAAGTAGGTCTTGCCATCTCGTTCCTGAGTGACGACTTCGGAGTCGCCAATGAACGAACACTCTTTCTTGAACGCCTCAGCGTCTTTGACCAAGAAGTAGTTAGTGCGTGCTGTTTCGTAGTAGTTTGCCATAAGGCTGTTCTCCTTTCAAAAGAACTTTTGTCACTCTTTGATTCTAGTGTATGGGGCTGACATTTATTGTCAACCCCACACCCTAAGTTTTAGAACTCGTGTTCGCAGTCAATCTGTCCACACTCGGCGCACATCTGATTGTCGCAGTCGTGACACATCTCCCACTGGGCGATTGCCTCTGGTGAAGTTGGCTTGTCGCACTGGGGGCAGATAACTTCTTCCACCTTTACTACTTGGCAGACCAAGCAGATTACTTCGTGGTCGTCAGATAGGTTATCGACTCCCCAAGTGTGTTGGTGTTCCTTAACTCCAAAGAAATCCGCGAGCGCCTCTTGCGTTCCACAAGCGGAACAGATTTCAGTCTTGTTGTCTTTGCGAGACAACGCACCTGAGTAGGCTCCCGGAGTTTCGTTGTTCGGAATCTGTCCATCACAAGATGGGCAGGGGTGGGTTCGTAGGTCGCTCATTAGCGTGCCTCGCTTTCTAGGAACAGACTCGCGTTTAGAACGAAGTCGTTGTTGGAACTGACAAAACCTTTTTGCCAGTCGTTTTCGGCGCAAGCAACCAGAGTTGCGAATCGTGCCAAAGCCAGAGATAGCAGTGGGTAATACTCCTGCCAGTCGTTAGCAACTCCATCAGTCCAAGATAGTTCGTAGTCACGCTCACGCTTTGTGATTGTCACTGGAACATCTGCGACCATTACCTGAATAACATTTTTCACTTTGGGTTGTCTCCTTTCAAAGACCTTGTAGTAATAGTAAACACTACTACTGACATTTTTGTCAAGTTTATTTTTAGGCGTGTCTTAGATTGGGTTAGCAACTTCAACAGGCTCGTATCCTTTGTCAACCTTTGAGTAGTATTTCTCCCAAGCAAACTTCATTGCTTGCTCTTTGGTCTGGAAAGACTTGACCTGAACTTGCCACCAACTCTGTGATTGCTCAGCACGACCCCAGCGAACTGCGACATACCAAACAGGTAAGTTGTTCTGCGTGCCGGGGAATACATCTACTCTGTATCCCTTGCGACGACCTTCCTCGCCACGCTCGCCAGTTGACTCAGCGAAAAGCAGGGCTGAAATCTTGTTGCCCTCTACTTGTCTAAATGACATCTTGTATCTCCTTCATTTCGTCATTACAAGAACTATAACTCAATGGTATGACATCTTGTTCCTTTGTCAAGGGTTTTTATACAACTTTCTTGTTCGCCCTGAGAGAACAGTCTTCCTCCTCTCGACAAAGTTATTTCATAAGCGTCGAGCGCAAAGCGCGAGATGCGCGAACCTCGTGAATGGAAAAACTGGTAACCCAGGTTTTCCAGGTCCTCCTTTTTTCCATTCACGCGTCGCGTGGAAAAAAATAACCCCCTCATTTCTGAGGGGATTATCTTTTGGTGCTTACGCGATTGCTCGCTTGAAGAACTTGTGATTCCCAATGGTTTCTGTGGTGTAGACAATGTTGAAAATCTTTTCAAAAGCCTCGCGAATCTGAGGCGTAATGTCTACATACTGAGCCTGAGCCAAAGCGTAGATGGCGTCTGCCCCAACAAAGCCAGGGATAGCATCTGCTTTTGTGTAGTCACCTACAATCAAAACTCTGTCTCCAACCCATCTTCCTGACACCTCAGTGAATGGAAAATCTCCACCACCCTCACTAGGCGATGTCATTGTGAGGACATACATAGCGTCTGATAAAGACGCGTCACATCCAGTCTGCTCGTATTGCTTTGAGCCTAAACCTAAGCCGTGAGGGTCTACCCACTCCTGCTTATCTATGTTTACTAATCTGTGATACTGACCCACCGTCAATCTCCTTTTATCTTCCTATGGCGTGCCGTTTACGCACGCCGTCATTGTGTCTCTTAGGCGAGCCGTTGCGCTCGCCGTTTTGTTTTGTAGACGAGGCTTGCCGTTTGACAAGCCCCGCCTACCGCGAGCCGTTAGACTCGCGAGCCGATTGCCGACAGAGCCTTGGCCGCTGCCTCGCCGATGATGGCAGAGGCGGTGGTCGGTGACTCCGTTGACTTGAGGTCGACTACGCGACCAGCCGTTCCGTGTAGCAACTCCGTTGGCTCGTGAACCTTGCCATCGAAAGTTAGCCACAGGATTGCGACACCGTTCTTGTCAGCCTCGCGGAGCAACTTCTTGGCGTGTGCTTTTTGGTCTGGTCGGTAGTGACCGTCAGAGACGACCACAAGCAACTTAGCGCCATCGGCACGAGTCAGGTTCATTGCTCCGTCAAGAGCCTTGAACGCCTTGTCAAACTCTTCAGTAGAGTCAGACGCGGTGTAGGTCTTGACTTCAGTCAGGCGCTGTCCCGGCTTGAGAGTCGGGAAGACATCTTGACCACAGTAGACCATCGCGCACTTGCCCTGAACTCGGCGCACAGCCTCGCTCATAACCCAAGCAGTGATAGCCATAGGTTGCATAGCCATCTTCATCGAACCAGAGATGTCCACGATAACGCCAACATTTAGAGTTGGGTCGTCAGTGGTCTTGCGCTTGGTCGTGCGCCACGCCTCGACTGGAGTGTGAACGCCACGAGCCTTGAGTGCCTGACCCTGAATGAAAGCGCGTGAGCGCAGACGACCTGGTGGCACAACGCTAGCAACACGAGTCTGAGAGCGCTCGCGGTATTTTGCTTTACGCAGTGCGTTAGCAATCTTGTTCGCTGCTGCCAACTCTTCACCCTTTGGGGCGCGAGTTTCGATTAGGCGTGAGCGAGTCTTCTCGCCACTGACATGAGAGCCAGTAGAAGTTGGGTCTTGGTTGAACACCTTGTCTGCCAAGTCCTTAGATTCTTTGCGCTCCTTAGACTCCTGCTCGCGAGACTCGGCCTCTTCCTTGCGCTCCTCGACCTCGATTTCATCATCGAGTTCGTTCTGGGTCGCAATGCCAGCAGCCTCTTGGTTGTCCTTGATGGCTTGCTTGACTTTCTGGATGAAGTCCTTGAAGTCTTCGATTTGCTGAGGAGTTGGCTGACCACCCTCGCCAGTGCCCGGTTCGCCCGGCTGACCAGGTGTGCCACCCTCGCCCGGCTCCTGACCCTCGCTCTCGCCAGTCTCTTCCTTGCGCTCGTCAAGAACCTTTAGGAACTCACGAGTTAGGTCATAGAGTGGCAAAGCATTGGAGTGCTGGTCGTGCTGCTGGAAGTCTTTCCAGATGGCACGCAACTTGGCGATAACTTCATTGCTAAGAACTTCGCCTACGATTTGGTGAACAGAGTCAACGATGTCGCGCTCGTCAAGAACGCCAGCGTCAACGCGAGCCAAAGTTAGCAAAGCCATAAACGCAGCAGCATCAACCTTGGAAACATTCTTGGCTTGCTCTTCGATTTCGTCTAGGACAATCTCAACAGCGCAAGCGCGAAGTAGCGCCCTGTTCTTTGGTAGGAACTGGCAACCCCAGTATTCGATACGCGACTCTTCCATTGCGTGAATGAATCGGAGTTCGCGAGGGGTCAAGTCTTTGGCTGCTTGCTCTAGCGACCAGCGAGAGAGACGAGCGTGAAGTGCCTCGTGGTAAATCGCGCCAGCGCCCATTGCGTGCTTGAGTTGATTCTTGCGCTGAGTCATTTCGCCAACTTGGTCTGGCGTAACGCCAACACCAAAAGCCTTAGGGATAGAGACTTCAATCTCGGCGCTAGCCGGGTTGAAACAAGCAGGTGCGCCAATAGTGGTGTCTCCCGCGAGCGCGACTACTAGGTCTTGGCGCAGTGACCACTGGTTGACAAGTTTGCCAACGCTAGCGTTCACGCCTAGCCATTCGTAGTCAACGCGACCAATAGGTCGAGTGTTTAGAGTGTGGTGTCCCATAAGAGACTCCTTTCGTTTTTGTTCATACCTCAATTTTAGGGTATACCCTGACATTTTGTCAACATCATTTTGAAAGTTTTTGGAGAGGGAGTGGGGACATAGGTCGACCCACTCCCCCTCGTTCAACCAAAATCTCGATTAGGGGAGACCTAGATTTTGGCTGGCTTTGATTCCATCGCGAACACGCGAGTGAAAACATCGGCGACAATCGCCCGGTCCTCGAAAGGTGCTTGAGCGATGATGTTGCTAATCGCCCACTCAGTCCCTAGGTCTTCTGCGATGTCGCGGAAGTCGAGGAGTTCACGCATCTGAGGTGACCAAGAAATCTCGTCACTCTTCTGCTTTTTGAAAAGGTTCTGGGCAACATTGACAGCAGGAGTCGGAACGCCCAACTTGCCAGCGAGAATCCAGTCAGTAGTCATTTCTGCCTGAATACCAAAACGCGATAGCAGTGCCTCAGAGAGATTGACTCCCGGCGCGTTTGGGTTGGTGGCAGCAACCACAAAGAAACCATCCTTTGCCTTGACGATTGCTCGCTCAGGGTTGGCAGTTACTTTGAGTTCTCTACGACCATCCATCAAGCCATAAACAACAGACAAGACCTTAGGGTCAATCAGACCAATCTCGTCAATGAGCAAGACCTTGCCCTCTTCTGCTGCTCGCACTAGCGGCCCATCGACCCACTCGAAACCACCAGCGACAGTCTGAACATAGCCACCAACTAGGTCGCCAACTTCAGTGTCACCAGTTCCGAGAACAGTGATTAGGTCGTCACCAAAAGCGCCTTCAAACATTGCTGTCTTACCAGTGCCCGGTGCGCCATAAAGCAGGATGGACTTGCCACGAGGTGACACACGCTGACTGCGAGCAACCTCGACATCAGTGTGCTTGCCCCAAGCGCGAGTGAAATACTTGTCGCCATTAGGTCGAACATAGAAGGACTCACCCTCAAGAGCGTCAACTGCGTTCACGCGCACATTCCTTACTTTAGTTGCGCCATCGCGATTGCGAATGACTGCCTTGCCAGTTGTTTCATCAAATACAAGGTTAAGGTCTGACGCGACAACTGAGTTGAGCGCCTGTCCAACTACTGCGTTGAGTAGGTTGGGGAGATTCTCGTGGAATCTAACTTGGTCGGCAACCCACGCTTGTGGGGTGCCCGGTGTGTATGTAGTCATAATGTATGGTCTCCTAACTTATTACGCTACTGGTGCTGATACTGGCTCGTCAAACAGAGCCTCTGGGAATCCAAAGGCCTTGCGTGAACGCTCAATGCGTCTAACGAGGTCGTTGGAAGTCTTACCAGACTTGATTGAATCCAAGTCTTTGTAAGTGGCCTCTACTGCCACAGGTTGCTTGAACAAAGTCCAGCCCTTGTGGAAGAGAGAGTCTAGGGTTCGCGCTAGCAAACGATTGATGTGCTGAGCGCCAATCGCTTGTGCGCCCTCAACTTCAATCTGAGTGAATCCACCAGCAGCGTCACGCTCAATGGCGTAGTCGCGACTGGTTGGAATCGAACTGAAGTTCCAGTTTCTGCGTGGATGCCACGAAGAGATTCTGCGCTCCATCATTGCTGCTGGAACATAGTTGCCCTCGACATCGATGGCAGGTGGAGTGACTATCACCTGGTAGGTGTAGTTGTCCTTGCGTAGTTCAAGGTAAAGCGCCTTACCAGCGCAGTCCTTTTCTGTCTTTGCGTTCATAGTGTTTTGGTCTCCTAAATGTTGAACACTGTTTTGTTGTTATTAGTAATTGAATCAGAGTTTCAATCACTTGTCAAGTCTATTTCCAAAAATCTTTTTTTTGGCGTGTCGACCTGACTCTTTCGAGTGTATAGACACCCACTGACATTTAATCAGTGAGCGCTACCCACTTGAGTGATTCCTCAACTACAGCGACTGCTCGCTTTGCCTTGGTCTTTGTATTGTCGATGATGCCTAGGACATTATCTAGATACTCGATGCACTCGATGGTCGGAACCCCTGCCTCTTTCATGGCGTGCGACACTGCCAAGAGAACTGACATTGGGTCAGTTGCTTTGTGGTGGGTCGACACCTTGATGTCTGGGTATTTTGGATTGGACATTTTGTCTCCTCGTAATTTGTCGTTGTGATTCATAACTCCATTGTTGCGTATTTGATTCCCAGATGTCAAGTTTATTATTTCGCTGTGAGCGAACGCGATTTGTCAGGCTTGCCTAACTCGATTGGAAAAGCATAAGGAAAGAAAATAGCCCAGACGCAAAAAACCTGGGTCTGCACTTTTTCCATGCATCAGCATGGAAATCCACTTGCATGGAAAAAAGGGCAGCCCAGGTATTTTAGTTACAAGACAGGCTTCGCGCACTCAGCGCAGACAACCCACTCAGCCTCATCGTCGAGAAGAAGTACAAAAGGAACAAAGGTTCCATTTACTTCACCAACAGGTTTGAAACACTCCTCACAAATTTCATCGTCGCCAATTTCTAGCCCAACATTATTTGCAGAGGTTGAATCTTTAGTCGATTCAATAAGGTGCATCTCGATGTGTCTCATAATGTTTTTATCATAAAACATTACGAGATGTGTGATTTTGGTAATTTACTCCAGTTCGGATACACCAAGTCCACGGTTACTTGCACGCCATACTGATGGAGAGTGATTCTCTTCTACTTCCATCTTTTCCTCTACCGTTGAGTAGAGACGCAGTATGTTGATGCACGGGTCAGAACCTTCCTCAAATTCTGCTTCTTCGCTTGCCGTCATTGGCACGCCGTCATGTGTATCGCATACGGGAGCACCAACCCACCCGTTGTCAAACCCAATCTTCAACCAGTCTTCAAAATCCATATCCGTTATCTTTCTATCCGCTATCGCTTGCCGTTATTAGTCTAACGCGCTCGCCGTTACCAGGCTACCCGTTTTTCCATGCGCGTGCATGGAAAAAGTGGCAACCTGGTGTAAACGGGAAAAGCGCTCGCCGTGCTCGCTGACCCGCGCGTTCACGCGGAAGCCGCCGTCGGTAGAAAAAGCATAAGGTTTATTATAAAGCGAATTCTTCTTGTGCTTCAGACTGGAAGCCCTTATATTTACTGGGCTGTAGCGGGAATTGTATCTTTTTTTGCTTTAAACTGTCCGAGGACAGTTTAAAGTTAATTTTGCCGTTTGTCAAGTTAAAAACATAAGGCGTTATGCTTTCGTTACATTTCCCGATTTCCCGAACTTCCCTGGGACCCTGGGAACCCGGAATAGCATAAGAGTTTTATGCTTCAAAAATAAATGTCGGTCCCTTGTGCTAGGTCTGCTTTGCGTTGAAGAACCCAGTAAGTTCGCCCAACAACTTCAATGAATTGAAGTCAGCATCGCCAGACGCAGAGATGCCAATGTAACCAATGTCCCTTTGGAACTTTGAGTACGCAAGTTTGGTCTTTGTATCGAAGTGCCCTCTTTGGAAACGAGTAATCCCTGTTACTTGCGTCAACGCAAGTTGTACCAACTCGACGCTCTTATGCTTCATACCTTTACGCACTTGTGCAGTGCTCACCGTTGGGGCGTTTAGGTTTGCTACTAATTGGCTTGCCGTTACATATCTTGGGCGACCATATCCGATGACTTCGCTTTGATGACGCGTTCTTACATATACACCCGTTGGCGTATTGGCTTGCCGTTGATTACCGCTTGCCGTCATACCCTCTACCGTTTGTATAATACCGTCAGTGGCGTGCCGTGATGTATCCGTTACTATACCTATATGTGGCGAGCCGAACTCGCTTGCCGTCGACATCTGTAAGAACACAATGTCTCCCCGCTTCGGTCTTACATGGAAAAAACCCCTACCCAGGTAGTCCGCGAGCGCAACCGTTGACACCGTGTGGGCTACGGGTAAACGCACGCCCGCTTCTACCGCGACGACATCAATAAAGATACCGTTCCAAGGCTTGCCGTTTAGTCCCCGTCGCTGGCCAAAGATATTTTCCATGCCCGTCGGCGCTTCGTAACCAACATACTCTAATGCTTTATTTATGAAGCGCTCGCGGAGTTCACTCGCCGTCGGTAAGTTTCTCGGTGTCACTTGATATGACCGTCGCTTCCTGGAGATGCATAAGGTTATGTAATATGTTGACCGCTTCGTTTGCTCGAGCCGCCGTTCTAATGTGCTCGACGCGATTTGATGCTTGCTTCACATCATCGTGGAGTCCGTTAGCGAGGTCGACCATCTGGTCAATTACTTCATTTAGTGTCATCTTGAACTACCTCTGCGTCTACGGTCTCTTCTACTATAACTGTCTCTGGCTCTTGGGTCGCCTCGAAACGCCGCTGCGCCTCAATTGCGTTTGTGGCTAGTCTTTGTAGACGCTCAGCAATAATCGATGCGGCGGGGCGGACATCAAGAGTGACATCGGTATTGATGTCGATACCAGCGCGGATACCAGCGCGGTCAAGAATCTCGGTGGCCGCTTTTAGTTTGACTGGTTCGGACTCTGCGTTGTCCATAAGTTGTTCAAGAACATCGACGGCGGTTGGTGTGGCTTGCGTCAACCGAGAGCGGGCGCGTTCCACTGAGTCGGTAGGTTTATTCCTTAGTGAGCCGAGGTGAACGCGACATAGCCCGTCATCGGCAGCCCTCCCGCCAGACCAAAGTTGGCAACGGATACCGTCATCTTTGATTGCCTTGCATCGACGCGGGAGCGGGAGTTCCTTTTTTCCATGCGCGAGTTCGCCTGAGTTCTGTTGCTTAGCCCAAGCGCGTGTTGCTCCTAGAACCCAAGGTGGGGCGATGTAGTCTGCTGCTGACTCGGCTATGAGATTGTAGCCAGTTATATAATCAGAATTTTTATCGTCTGGTTCAGACAAGATTGCTATCTTCTCGTCAAGAGAAAGTAGACGCTGTTGAGATTGCATCTCGGGAGACAGTGCTTGAATCAAACCAGTGGGAACGCCATTAAGGGCGTAGACAGGAAGCCAGTTGAACTTTGCTCGACGCAATGCTTGTCTGTTTTCAAAAGTATCTAGACATACGCCACGGTCTGTCTCTTCGATTCCGTACTGGGATAGGTCTGGTCTGAGATTTATAGGGGTGTCGATTTGGACATCTGGCTGTTCCAACTCAGGTTTGGCAAACGGGTCTCTCTCAATTGCGTCTGACATAAATGGTGTCCTCTGTTTAAGAGTTGAGCGGCCAGACTGGGGAGAGACTGCTGACCGCCCAACCCATAACTTTGCGATGCGCTCGCAGTTTGAGGATGTCTCTGCCCGTCGGAGTAAGGTCCGACAGTTATCACTATACGCTATGAGCGAAATCTGCTCCGGGCGAAATTTTGCCCCTGGTGAGGGACCGGGGTACCTTTTTCATTTACAAACGAAGAAAAAACCCCGAAAAATCAAGGGTTCGATTTTTTCGGGGCTAATTCTAAAAAGTGTTTTGAAAACTACTTCTTTTTCGGTGCTGGCTTTTTCTTAGCGACTGGCTTTTCGGCGAGGTCACTCTTGATAGCCGTCTTCTTTTCAGTCGACTTGGTTGGGGCTTTCTTTGCGACTGGCTTACAGTCGCACTTGCCACCACACTTACAAGTTGACTCTGACTTATTCTTCTCGATAGTCATTGCAACGGTTCTTAGGGTGCGCTCTTTGTCGCGCTGAAGTGACTTAGCCTTTGCTTTTTCAATCTCATCTACTGGAGAATCGGTGTAAAGCATTTCGCCTTTGTCATTGGATAGGAAACGACCAATGTGGTCGCGGGCTGGAAGACGCTTCTTCCTGAATAGGTTTCTGAACCAACTCATATTGTTGTTTCTCTTTTCGGATAAGGCTGGACTTTGTATTTCAACTTGTCCAGCAGTTCACGCTTTCTCTTTTTAGAGGAAGCATTGAAATACACATAGCGATGCTTTCGCGGTCTCTCGTGTCTTTCAAGTCTATCGCCAAAGAACGCTTTTGCGCCATTGACTCCACCGTGTTCATCGAATAGGTGGCGTGAGTGTGACCCAGAAATTCCATCTAGTCGCCACTCGACATGGCGGTCAGACATTCCTGTGCAAATCCAGTTGGTCGCTTGATACACAATTCCAATGTGACCAGCGCCAATCTCTGCGTAAGAAACTACTATATCTTTTTCTTTAGGAAGAAGTCTTAGACTTCGACCAATGAGATAAGACTCTGTGTTCTTTGGAGTTCCATCTTTAATCCAAAGGCGGGTTAGTTCTAAAACTTTAGAAGATTCTTCTTTGCCACAAACTCCATCGCACAAACTTGGCGAGGCGGGCTTTCCGTAGATAACGCAACCAATCATCTCGTCTCCATCAAAGAGACCAAACGCAAACATCGTAGATGCGCGACGATGAAGATAGTGGCTCTCAACCACCATCTCATTTGCCTCTTTCGACGCTATGGGTTTGATTGTGTAATTAATCACTTTTATCTTCATCTTCTTGCTTATGACATATCGGGCAATAACATAGCCAGACTTTGTCGTAATACTTTATTTCTTTTTTACAGTTGAGGTGGTGTCCAGTCATACAGAAACCACATAGTCTAGTTGTCACGCTGGCGAGAGTTTGTAGACGGTGGACTTGTGGTGGCTCACCCTAACATTGGGGTCAACCATAATCTTGAATCCGTTTTCCCTAGCATTTATACACCAAGAATAATCTTCACCGACATTTATTGGCGCTGGGTCAATACCTTTTTGCATATGACGAATCTTGAACCAAGGGCGACTACACGCTTCAAAGACACCTTGCTTCATAGCAACAAACCCAAAGCCAACTCCAAATACTTGTACTGGCTCTTTTATTTCTATAAAGTCTTTTTGATTTGTAAATTTAGGTAAGTACTCTTCATCAAAAAGAGAACACGCTACTGTGCCAAGTTGGTCAAGTAAATATAGACCAGAGGTGATTGGAAACTCTGAGTCATAGATTTTTTCAAAGTCTTTGACACTCCACTCAATATCAGAATCAATCCAGAAGATTTTGTCGTAGGTGTATTGACCACACCCTATTTCGTTAGCGTACCAATCCGTGCCAGGTTCGTCTAAGGCAGTTTGTTCTCTGGCAGATGGGATAAACGAAGATACGCTGTTCAACCACTTATAAGTTAGCCCTCGCTGTTGTAGCCATTTAGTAGTTTCAATCAGGGATTGTATGTAAGTGTTATGTGCCATTTTTCCTGGTGTGGCAATTAGCACATTGTAATGTGGCTTGCTTATCTCAGATGCCATACGCTTTCCTTGTGGTGGTCTACCTTGATACTTGGGTCTAGCATAATCTTCATACCTGCTCGTCTTGCGTTCATACACCACGAGTAGTCCTCACCAATATCTAATGTGATTTTCTTTTCGGGGTGGTCGATTCTTTCGATTCGGAACCAAGGTCGTTGCATACTTTCAAAGACACCAGACTTCATTGAGATAAATCCAAATCCAACTCCGAAGACTTCGATTGGCTCTTCTTCAAAAAAGAAATCTAATTCTTTACAGTTGATTGGGCTAATCCCGTCTGGGGCAAATTTAGAAACGGAAACTGACATATCGCCAATCTGTGTGTAATACATACCGCTAATGATTTCGTGCTCACTTGTGATTAGTTTTTCAAATGCCTCAGGTCCCCAAGAGATATCTGAATCAATCCAAACAACTCGGTCATAGGTATATTTGCCTGAGCCAATCTCATTGGTGTCCCAGTTGGCGTGAGGCTCGTCAATCGCTGTCATTTCTCTAGCGTGCGAGACAAGTGAAGACGCGCAGTTGATGAACTTGTAAGTCATACCGCGAGCAGTCAACCACTTAGTCGTCTCAATCAAAGAACCAACATAAGTGTTGTGTAGCAATCTGCCGGGTGTGGCAAAAACAATGTTGTAGTGTGGCTTACTCAAATGGGTCTCCCATCGCTTCATCGGAACTCTTCTGAGTCCAGTCGTCTACAAACTTCATAAACTTTTTAGTGTTGAGTTGTTGAACCTTATTGAAATCTTTCGGGTCAACAAGGCACAACTCTACCAGTCCAAACATCTGAACCAACTTATCATTGTTATCAGCGAGCATAAAGCCCATCATCTTCCCTATTGGAATTTCCGACATTGAAGTGATTTGTATCTCTTCATCTTCCAGTGATACAAAAACTACAGCAACATTATCAAATGCTGCGTCTACAAGTTCTTCAAAGAATTCAGGGTCTTCCATTAGTCCCAACCTCGGCAACCGTCATAGGTATCATCGTACTGGCGATATGGAGTTAGAGTCCACATACCAAAATACTTTTTATTCTCTGAATCCCAATCATAAAGTTTTCCGCAAGAGCATCTTGCTTGGCGTGGTGTCTCCTCGGTAACTCCCATCATTTTGAAATCTCTTTCAATTTGAATAGCAGTCTCTGAGAATTGCTCGCGTGCTTGGTCAAGGGTCTCAAACGAGTTCTTCTCGTATGGACCAATTAGTCCAAAGGTCTTAGAGTCCCAACTGTTCTTGTAGCAAATCTTCCAAGGCTTTGGCTTTGGGTCTATTTCGTAGAAGTTTGAAGAGCGTGGTTTAGAGTCAATGTCAAATCCAATGACCATACGGAATCCACCAATTTGGTTGGGGAACATATGCCACCCACCAATCTCCCACTCCCACTTGGGGTCATACTCTTTGGCTTGTAGTTCATTGTAGGCTTGGAACTCTTGAGTCAGTTCTTCTTCAGTCCATAGTGCTTTTGCTAGACCAAGTCTTTTTTGTAAAGGTGTCGGTGTCATTTTGTCTCCTGTCTTTCTTTATACCAGTTTATAGACTGTCTTCAGTTTTGTCAACTTCTTCGTAATCTTTTAATTTATATTCCCAGCGAA